GCCGATCTGATCCTGATTGCCGACACCGGGTCGACGGACAACACGGCAAGCCTGGCGGCTGAATGTGGCGCTCAGGTTCACAACATTTGCATCTCGCCTTGGCGTTTTGACAAGGCGCGCGATACCGCGCTCGCGCTCATTCCTGGCGACTACGACATTTGCATCTCGCTGGACTTGGACGAGGTGCTAGAGCCTGGCTGGCGACAGGAAATCGAGCGCGTCTGGCAGGCCGACACAACTAGGCTGCGCTACAAATTCGATTGGGGCTGCGGCATCAGCTTCTATTACGAAAAGATCCATCACCGGCGCGGCTACCATTGGCATCACCCGGTCCATGAATACCCACGGCCCGACGGGCGCATCGCCGAGGTCTACGCGCAGACCGATATGCTGCTGGTGAGCCATCACCCGGACCCGGAAAAATCGCGCGGTCAATATATGCCGCTGCTTGAGCTGGCAGTTAGTGAAGACCCACATTGCCCACGAAACGCGTTTTATCACGCTCGGGAATTGACGTTCTATCAACGGTGGGATGAGGCAATCACGGCGCTGAACCGTTATCTGGCGATGCCCGAGGCGACCTGGGCCAACGAGCGTTGCTACGCCATGCGCTTGCTGGGCAAGGCGCACGACGAGCTGGGCCGGGGCTGGGACGCGCTCAAATGGTATCGCCTGGCGGTCGCCGAGGCACCAGGCACGCGGGAGCCTTGGGTTGAGCTGTCAATGCTGACCTATCGGTTCGGGATGTGGGCCGAGTCATACGCGGCCGCCAAGTCGGCGCTACAGATCAAAGACAAGCAGCTTGTCTACACGATGGACCCGTCGGTTTGGGGTGAAAAACCCTACGATCTGGCCAGCATTGCCGCCTGGAATCTTGGCCTGCGCGACGAGGCTATTCAACTTTTAGACGAGGCCATAAAATTGGCACCGGAAAATGATAGGCTTTTGTCTAACCGGCAATTAATGCAACCACCACCGACCTAATACTATGCCCACAGAAACCACCGAAATCGACCCTGTGAAATACGGCGTTCTGTGGGAGCGCGTTCAGACGATGGACAAAAAGATCGACAAGATGGAGCGCCAGCTAGAAGAGCTGGTGGCGTTGGCCAACAAGTCGAAAGGCGGGTTCTGGATGGGCATGACGATTGCCAGCATGGTCGGCGGTTTGCTGTCTTGGGTCGTCGGACACTTTAAGGGCGGCTAATCATGATCATGATCGACCCTATCGCCGCGCTGGAGGCGGTCAATAAGGCGGTCAAAATGGTCAAAATGGCCAGTAAGACGGCCAACGATGTAGCGCAGCTTGGGCCGCTGCTGGGCAATTACTTCGATGCAAAATCCACGGCGGTCAAGGCCGCACGCCAGGCGAAGAAAAAAGGCGGCAGCAACCTCGGCGCTGCCATGCAAATTGAGATGGCGCTCAAGGCCTCGGCTGATTTTGAGCGCGAGGTGCAAGGCCTGTTTTTCTCCAGCAATAACATGGACGTCTGGCAGGCGATAAAAAAGCGCGAAGCTGAGATGAACGCCGAGGATAAGGCAGAAGCAGAGCAAGACAAGATCGCTGAGATTCGTCGCAAGCGCCAGATGCAAGACTACCAAGAGATTGGGATTGCTGTGGCCATCTCGGCGGTGTTGCTGGGCGCGGTTGGCTGGCTACTGATCTTCATCATTTTCTGACCATGCAATGTCGCGTAAGCCGGTTGACGTTCACAAGGTCTTGTTGGACGCAATGGACAAATGGATCAAGGTCGTTTGTTACCTTGTGCTGATCAATGTTGCGTTTGATCTGATCATCACGCTGCCACCCGAAATCGCCAACCGCATCTTTGATGCCATCTTTAGAAAGCTGGGGTTTTAAATGCTGACGCTGCTATCTACGCTCATTTCGTTTTTGATGGGCGGTCTGCCCAAGCTGCTCGAGTTCTTCCGCGACCGCCAGGACAAGCGCCACGAAGTCGAGCTGGCACGTATGCAGATCGACCGCGAACTCCAGATGGCCGAGCGCGGGTTCATGGCGCAGGCCAAGCTCGAGGAAATCAAGCTAGACGAGATTCGCGTTGAGTCGGACGCACAGAAATACATGGCCGACGCGCAGACTCGCCAAGCCGTGATCGGTGCACAGCAGGCCGAGATGGCGGCGGTTTACGACTACAGCAAATCGCTCGGCGATGGCGTTAGCCCGTGGGTCAAGAATCTGCGCGGGTCTACGCAATCCATCATTTCGCTGGGGTTCTTCCTGCTGCTTTGCTTCATTGACGGGTGCCTGATTGTTTATTGTTTTGAGAACAAGGTGCCTTTTGACCAGATGGCCGATATGCTCTGGGACGACAACACGGCCACGCTCTTCGCCAGCATCATCGCCTTTCATTTTGGCGGTCGGGTGTTCGGCAAATGATCAGCCAGGCCGCGCTTGAGATGATCAAGCACCACGAGGGCGTGCGCCTGCGCGCCTATCGGTGCCCAGCTCGGCTATGGACGATTGGCGTCGGTCATGTGATTGACCAAAACCATATCAAGGTGCCATTTGCCGAGCGCCTTGAGCTGGCTCTGCCGGCCGGTTGGGACCGGCCATTTAGCATGGGGGAAGTGGATGCAATTTTGGCTAAAGACCTTGAGTCTTTTGAGCGCGGCGTGGTTCGATTGTGTCCTGGCGCTCTTGATAATCAAAGCCACCTGGACGCTCTGGTCAGCTTTGCCTTCAACGTAGGTTTGGGCAACCTGCAACGGTCCACGATCAGAATGAAATACAACCGCGCCGATTACTCGGGCGCGGCTGAGTCTTTCATGGATTGGACTAAGGCCGCAGGGAAGATGTTGCCGGGTTTAGTAAAACGCCGCCAGGCCGAGCGCGCTCTGTTCCTGTCAGTCGCTGCCTAGAGTCTGAAACGGCGCGCTCTTCGGTCGTGAATCGATGCTCGTTACCGCACACGCGCGATCTTCGCACGAACTGGTCGGTCTGCCTGGTAAGTGTCACCATTGTCCACGCGCTGCAAATTGGGCATTTCATTTTTGGGCCTCCAGCCGTGTTCTCGCCATTTGTTTTGAATGTTGGTGTACGCGGCTTGCGTGTACTTAAATTTCGGGTCTAGGATATTTGGTCGCATGACTGCCTCTTAAAAACATCGCCCGACGGCGACAATGCCGGTCTGAAAGAGCCGGCCGCTGAGAAAAATAAACGCCATCGTTGCCAACGCAACGCCAATAAACACGGCGGCTTTTTTCATTTGAGCAGCGCGCTCACTTTTTGACGCACCTCGGCGGTGACCGCATGACCCAGATCGTCGGGGTCAAGCAGGCGCGACAAGAACTCTTGCATTCGCTGGCTTTTGAGGTCGCCTTTTAGGCGCTCTTCAATGGTGCTAACGAGCATGGCGCGGTCGAAAGCCTGGCGCGGGCTTTCGGTGAGGTAGCGCAAACATAGCGCCAGCAGCTCGCGATCACTTTGCATCGCGTTCTTTCATGTCCTTGATGGCGGCAATGGCCAGGCGCACTTCAACGATGGCGTTGAGGCCAGCCAGCAACGCATCTTCGTGCCTGTTCTCTAGCATGGCGTTGTGCAGATCGCGCAGGGACCGTTCGGCCATCATCGTTGGGTAGGCATAGTCAAGATTCACAGTAGCGCGTCCTCGTAATCCTCGTGACCCAATGGGATACGAGTGGGTTGGTTGATCGGTATGGGTTGAGGCGGGAAAGGCCAGCTCATAAGATACTTATTTGTATGCTGAAGGGCAATAGCGGCCTTGGCGGCAGCGACCGTCGCACGGCGGGCAGAGCCGACCGAGCCATTCTTCGTCGTCTTTGAAGAGCTGCGAATTCAGCCAGTCGTGGACCAGATTCATGATCAGAATGCCAATGACAAAGCCGAGGGCAAAGCCTAGAACAAAGTTCATTTGCGTGCCTCTTCGCGGCCTTGCGCGATCAGTCGCCGCGCCTCGGTCTGGTCTTCGGGCGTCTCGGATTCCAGCATCACGCGGATACGCTGCGCCTCGGCGAGCGATTGCTTCGCAACCTCGTACCGGTAACCGGCGGTCACGTACTCGGATTCGGTGTATCTCATGGTTTCATCACCCACAGAAAATAGTAAAACATGGGGCCGCCGATAAGGAAAGCGACCAGTAGGGCGGCTAGGGTGTCGCGGATCATGCGAGTTCGCCGATCTTGAATTGCGCGGCCACCTCGGGGCGGTTGACCAACAACCATTTGGCAAATTTTTGGGTCTGCGCGGCTTTGGCGTAGCTGTGGGGCCATGCGCGGCTAGGGGAACGGATTGCCGAGAAATACTCAGCAATATCGGGACGGGGCATCCAGCGGTTAGCGTTGTCGGTGCGACCAAGGCTGCGAAGGTTTTGCCAGTTGAGGGTGTTCATGTTGTTTGCTCCTGTAATTTATTAGGCTGCTTTTTTGTTCAGATGCTGTTCAATAGCGCGACCGCACCAAAGTTCAATGTCGCAGGGTTTGGTGCCATTAAGGCTGGGTTCATTAGCCGCCAACCAAGAATTGATGTTTTGCAGTTGGGCATTGAACTCGGTGTCATCGGCAAAATCCACGGGAAAGTAACCAACAGATTCGCCGTTTCCGTTGTCGCCAATTTCAGCAAAAGGCTTGCCATTTACACACAGCACGGCTTGATAGCGCACGCCGTAGCTAGTGAACTTGGCGCGTTTGATGTTTTTGAGTTGCAGTTTCATTTTTTGCTCCGTTGCGTTGTTGATGAATGAAGTATCGCACAATTTCCCACAAACGCAAGTAGGGACAAACCCTATGTTTTGCTTTTTTCTTTCGCCATCCCCTGCTTCAGATAGTGCAGCACCTGCGCCACCAGCGTGCGGGTGTTGGCCTCGGCGTGTTTACGCAGGGCCTGCTCAATGTCGGCGGGCAGGCGAATGGTCAAGTAACGATCTTTGGTCATGGCAGCTCTTGAAAGTTGAGGATTTTGGTCTTTGCGTCTTCCGCACCTTTTCCCACTATACAGCAGAAATCGTGAGATTCCAGATATTCGATCCAATCCTTCTGCTCAGGGCTGACAACGCCGCCTTTGGCGCGTTTCATTTCAATCCACAGCCTCCAGGCTGGAACGCACAGATCAGGCACGCCGCTACTCACCCCTTCGGCCTTCAGCCGCGCGGCCGTAGAGGGCGATCTAAGGCCACCATTGGGGATTGCAAAAATGCGGACGCCCGGAAACGTGCGGCGAAACCATTGCACCAGCTCGCGTTGTTCCTCATGTTCTGTTTTCATGCTTCCACCAGTTGTATGTCATGTCTCGAAAATCCATTTCCCACATATTCTGGCCGGTGAGCGCCTTTTGATGCGTGCGAAAACGCCGCATTGCTTTCATCAGAATTTGACGCACGCGTTCTTGCGTGCGACCCATCTCAATGCCGGCCTCTTTGAGTGTGCAGTTGTCCAGCACACAAAGCGCAACGGCCTGCTCTTCGGCCTCGGTTAATGGCGTAATTTCCACCAGGCGGCGAACAAAATCTTTCCACAGCTCTAACTCTGGGTCGGTGTGCAACGTCCAATACGTATCTATCGGCTCGCACGGCTCTGGCTCAATGTGGCGGCTGTACCAAATTGCCTTGACCTCGCTGGCCAAATTGACAACGCCCAGCTTGCCGTAATGCGGTATTGCGCGGCCCCTAGCCATTTGCCCATTCCCTTTTGATCACTTGAAAAAATTTCCCGTCGCGCTTGTACTCAATGTCGGACGGGTGCTGCGCTTGGTTGAGATAGATCACCGTCTCGTCAAGCGATTGCCGACCGGTAAGCTGTGCGCCGGCCTGCTGCGCGATGGACGCCACGCGCTGGACCGCCATCTGTCCGGCGTAGCCTTCGTGCAGCACCGGGAAATATTCGGTGATTGCTGGGTCGCTGAGGCATCCGTAATACGTGCAAGCGACCATCTCTTTGCCGCTGGCCTTGCTAATGTGCTTGCGCCAACTCCAGCGGCTGACCTCCATATCAAACCCATGCACTCCCATGATGTCATCGTGATGCAGTTGGAGTTTCTTCTTCTCTGGCTCTGGAAATGGATGACCGCAGGCCGGGCACTCGCGGGCCGAGATGGGCACCAGCTCGTCACAGTTGTCGCACACCTTCACCGGTGCCTCGCCGTTACCGTCGCCAGCCTTTGTCGGCGGCTGCACGGCAGTAATGGGGCCGTGCGTTGCGACCACGCCAGCAAAGTCAAGCACCAGGCAATGATCGGTGTGGCTCTTCACCCGCATACCGCGACCGGCCATCTGCACGTACAAGCTGGCGCTCATGGTCGGGCGCAGCATGGCGATTAGGTCTATGTCCGGGTAATCAAAGCCGGTCGTTAGCACATTGGCGTTCGTGAGGGCGCGCAGTTTGCCGGCCTTGAAGTCGGCCAACACTCTCTCACGTTTTTCTTTTGGCGTATCTCCTGTTATGCAATCTGCTGGTATTCCGTGGAATAGTTGCAATTCAAAAGCAATTTTTCTCGCATGATCGACACCGGCGCAAAAGAACAGCCATGCCTTGCGGTCGCCTGCTAAATCGATCACCTCTTGCACAACACGCGCATTGTTGTCATCGGTGTTGACCGCCGCCTGTAGCTCGCTCTCAATGTATTCGCCGCCGCGTTTGTGTACGCCGTCGACGTTTAATTTTGCCTTGGTGATTTTGCTGCGTAGATTCGACAGGTAGCCCTTAAACACCAGCTCTTCGATGCCTACGGGTTCAATGAGCGCGTCAAAGAGCGCAGGCTTGTCGGTGATGAGGCCGTGGCCTAATCTGTAAGGCGTGGCCGTAAGGCCCACGACGCGCAGCGCCGGATTGATGCGCGTGAGGTCGCCGAGCAGCTTGCGATAGCCGCCTTCGTCTTTGTGGTTGACTAGGTGGCACTCATCAATAATCACCAGATCAATGTGGCCGAGCAGATCAGCCTTGCTACGCACCGATTGAATGCCGGCAAATGTGATCGGCTCGCCGAGCTGGCGCTTACCGATGCTGGCGGAATAGATTCCCATTGGTGTGCCAGGCCAATGCAGGCGCATTTTCTCGGCGTTCTGCTCGATCAGTTCCTTAACGTGCGTCAGCATCAAAATGCGCGTCTCGGGCCAGGTCTGAATAGCGTCTTTGCATAGCGCCGCGACAATGTGGCTCTTGCCTGAACCGGTCGGCAGCACCAGGCATGGGTTGCCTTTGTGACCGGCGTCGAACCAGGCATAGAGCTGGTCGATGGCGCGTTGTTGGTATTCACGGAGCATTTAACAATCTCCAAGCGGTTGCGGCGCAGAGGGGGACTTGTCCGTTCCCAATGGCTTTAAGTCGGTCCACCCTAGCGGCCACCCCA